AAGAACCCAAAGTGGATCCCTTCACCGCGAGAATGCGTAAACTAGCAGGTATCAATTAAATCAAATTTAAGGAGGATTTATAATTATGTCTAGTATTGTAAATAGATTGACCGAAGGCGTTGTCAATCGTGATATGCGTGCTGAGTCCCACGCACTTCTTTCCAAGTGGAAGAAGACCGGACTTCTAGAGGGGCTTGACGATGAGCGTAAGCAGAACACCATGTCTCGCCTTCTTGAAAACCAAGCCAAGGAGCTACTCCGTGAGCAGACTAGCCTTGGTAATGGCTCTGTCGATGGCTTTGCTGCTGTCGCATTCCCAATTGTTCGCCGCGTTTTCGCTGGCCTTATTGCCAACGACCTTGTTAGCGTTCAGCCAATGAGCCTTCCCAGTGGTCTCATTTTCTTCCTTGACTTCACCTACTCTGGTGATCTCAATGGTGTTAGTGATGCCCAGAGCGCTCGCTTTGGCAACACTAAGGGCAAGTCAATTTACGGTACCGATCAGGTTGGTGCTGAAGTCATCACCGGCGTTGACCTTGTTGGCACCAGCGGCGAAGATCTTTCCGGTCCTCGCTCATCTGCCCGTGGTTACGCTTACGCTTCTCCATCCGGTAGCTCTAAGGAAATTGCAACTGCTAAGATCGGCGTTAAGAGTGTATTCCTTCTCAACGACTCAGTAACTGAGGCCAACAAGAAGACTATTGAATACGATCCAGATCTTCTCGCGCAAACTGATGGCACTAACGGACTAATCGTTTTTGATGTCGAAGAAGCCTTCTTGCTAGAAGACACCGATAAGGGTGATCTTGACTTGGACAACCTTTCGGCTGTCTCGTGCCTTGTTCTATCTGATCTAAACACTGCACTTGGCGGGCTAACTGGCACTCCTGTTGATATTATCAGAAGACTTACTCGTCCCGTTAGTGCTTCCGAGGCAGCGACCACCGCTAAGGCTATTCGCTTTACTGCCGTAGCTGTTGCAGGAAGAATTGATGTCTCAGACTCAACCGTCGATGCTGTCATTAGTGCTGGTACTTTCCAGATTCCTCTCAAGGACAAGATTGCCGCTGATGGTTCTACTGTTGGTGCTGTCGTTGGTGAGCTATTCCCACTAGAGGGCAACGGACGCATTCCTGAAATCGACATCAAGGTCGATTCAACCGCAGTTACCGCTCAGACCAAGAAGCTCAAGGCCAAGTGGACCCCAGAGCTTGGTCAGGACCTCAATGCATACCACAACTTGGATGCAGAGGTTGAGCTTACCTCAATTCTCTCTGAGCAGATTGCTCTTGAGATTGACCGTGAGATCCTTGCTGACCTCGTCAACGGTGCTACCGCCGCAACTCGTTACTGGTCTCGTGCCCCTGGTCTCTTCGTTGATTCCAACGGCAACGAGCTAGGCGCCGCTTCTGCTGCTCCTGACTTCACCGGTACCGTTTCTGAGTGGTACGAGACCCTCGTTGAGACCATCAACGATGTCTCTGCACAGATTCACCGCAAGACTCTTCGTGGTGGTGCTAACTTCGTCGTCTGTGGACCCGAAGTTGCCAACATCCTAGAGTTCACTGCTGGCTTCCGTGCAAGCGTCACTCACGACGATGAGAAGGGCTCCATCGGCGCTCTCCGCGTTGGTTCACTAAGCAAGAAGTTTGATGTCATTGTTGACCCATACTTCCTTCGCAACGTGCTCCTCATTGGTCGCCGTGGTGCCTCTTTCCTTGAAAGCGGTTATGTCTACGCACCTTACGTGCCACTACAGACTACTCCCACAATCTTCGGACCAGAAGACTTCGTACCACGTAAGGGTGTTATGACCCGTTACGCGAAGAAGATGGTTCGTCCAGATATGTACGGTCTAGTCATCGTTCGTGGTCTCCTTGGTGAGCAAGGCGCTTCCTGATAAGTAAGCCCACTTACTAAACCTAAGCCCCCTGCCCTGTGCAGGGGGTTTTTGTTTTGAGGTTACTAATTAAAGTAACTTGAAATATTCTCCTCTGGGCGAGGCCACTGCCCTTAGAAAGTTTTATTACCGAGGTGGCTGGTAATAATTCATTGAATAAAACAAGTTGTTGCAATAACATAAAAAGGAGAAATGCAATGGGAAATAGAAGATTAGGGCGTAAGAGACTTTACGCCGTTGAGAAGCTTGGGCAGTCTGTTACAAGAAGTGATGGTCCTGCTGTTTCATCAAGCATTGGTAACATAACACAATTCAGAGACGGCTCAATGATTACAACTGAAATAACAGTCGATCTCGCTGGGGGAAGCGGTATGTCTTCCGAAGCTGCAACTGCTGGAAAACCACAGGTCATTGGTTTCAGTAGTTCTGCTGGATCACACACTACTCAGAATGCTCAGTTGTGCCAAATAACAAGAACTGATGCTATCGATTTCGGTGTTGTCGCCGCAGGCGAAATGGTGGCAGTTGAAGCTGTCGCCGGTGGTGGAGAGCACATCGGATTGATTGCAGGTACTGCTCTATCTGCTTCGCAAAAGGTTGCAAATAGTGGCGGCGATGTCACATTGATCTCAACCGCAGACCACAGCACGGTAGGAAGATATGATTCCTTTACTAAGGATCAGGATCTAAATGGCAAGTATCTATACCTAGTTCATACTGGTTCTGGCGCAGGTGCTTACTCAGGCGGTAAGGTCGTCATTAGGCTCTTTGGCTACGATGTCTTTGCTGATGTTGAATAGGGGAACTAAATGAGTAACAAAGCATTTAGGGCAGTAAGAAAGGCCAAACAGAGCGTATCACCTACGCCTGAGCCCCTTCCAGCAGCCGCCCCCAAAACAAAAACCAAACGAGCACCCGCCAAGCCTCGCGTGAAGACAGCTAGAAAAAAGACTGCTAAGTCTGAGTAAATCAAACTAATGTTTGTTGCCCCCTCATCTAACAAGGTGAGGGGGTTTTTGTTTGTCCTTTCACTATTTACTACGAACAGGAGGCTCTATGAATGCCCACAAACCTACAACCACTTTCACAAACTAGCGCTATTATTCTTTCTTCAACCGGCTCAACCAGCGATGTAGCCTCCGCAGTCCCTTTTGGAATATACACAAGCTCAGAAGAATTCTTAACTGGAGCGGCAAGGCAAGTAAATTATGTATTTAAAAAACTTGGTGGCGATGTTGTAGATATAGAATTGACAAACGATAATGTATATGCTGCTTATGAAGAAGCAGTATTGGAATACTCATATATTGTCAACATGCACCAGGGTAAGAATGTTCTTTCTGACACCCTTGGAAAATTAACAGGTACCTTTGATCATAAGGGAGAGATTGTTAGCGGCCCCGATAACGCAAATCTACAATATCCTAAAGTAACACTGTCTTATGCTAATAAAATCGGCGATGGTGTTTCTACGATGGCAGGAATTGGTGGCACAAGTAGAATATATTCGGCATCGTTTTCAACTATAGGCGGACAACAAGATTATGATTTACAAGGAATAGTTGTTTCTGCCTCTAATTCAGGTGTAGACGATGTTGGCGGACCAGTCGCTTACGCTGGAAAAGTTAATAATTCAAGGATAATTATTGATAAAGTTTTTTATCGCTCTCCAATCGCCATGTGGCGTTTCTATGGATATTATGGCGGCATGGGAGTGGTTGGAAATTATTCAACTTATGGACAATACGCAGATGATTCCACCTTTGAGGTTGTGCCAAGTTGGCAAAACAAATTACAAGCCATAATGTATGAGGACTCATTATATACAAGAGTATCGCACTATTCGTATGAAATTATCGACAATAGGATACGAGTATACCCACGCCCACGCTCCGAAGATAATTTTTCCGGCTATCTTGATAGAATATGGTTCCGATTCAGAATAACAGATAATTCTTGGGGAGAAGACGACACTGTCAACACAGGAGTGCTTGGTGTTAATAATATTAACACGCTGCCATTTGATAATCTACCATACAAGAATATAAATTCTATGGGCAAGCAGTGGATTCGCAACTACGCTCTCGCACTCTGTAAGGAAATGCTTGGTCAAATTCGTGGGAAGTTTCAGACTGTGCCAATCCCTGGGGAGTCTGTCACTTTGAACTATTCTTCGCTTCTCTCCGAGGCTCAAAAAGAAAAAGACGATCTTCGTCAAGGTTTAACAGAGATGTTGAAAGAGATTGAATACCCAGAACTCGCAAAGAAAGAACAAGAGAAGGTTACGGCCGCAGAAGAAACTCTTCGTCGCTCGCCGCTACCTATTTTTGTAGGATAATTAAATGTCAGATAATGAATGGTCAAGACCAGCATCACCGCCACCACCACTCTTTCTTGGTGAGAAAGAGCGAAACCTTGTTAAACAGGTCAATGATGAACTTGTGGAAAAGGTTATCGGACAGCAGATCCTATACTACCCCATTGATATGGAAGCAACAAATTTTCATGATCTATATGGCGAGGCAATAGAAAAAACTTTCTTGCCGCCAGTCAGGGTTTACGCTCTTGTTAATTTTGACGAAGAGGGGTCTTCATATCTTGATTCTGTCGGCATCGATGGCATGTCTCAAATAACTATTCATTTTCACAAGCGTAGATTGACTGAAGATCAAGATCTATTTGTCCGTGAGGGCGACTTTGTTCTTTACGGCGAGAGATACTATGAAATCATAAAGCTTTCTTCCTCAAGAAAGTTGTTTGGACAAGTAAACCAGACATTTGAAACCTCTGCTACATGCAAGAGGGCACGCAAGGGACTTTTCAATGCTACCTAAAAACTTTGATTTTACACAATTGCCAGAAGATAAAAAAGATTTCAGCCTCAAAGAGCTTGGAATGCTTGGATCCAATATAGAAGATATAGATTACGCCATAACCTCTTGGCTAAAAGAAGATCTTGATTTAACCACAATGACAAATGAGGGGTATAAAAGAGTGCCAGTATTGTGGCAAACACCAGAAAGAGCTTTTCAAATCAAAAATGATCATGATCTCAGGCATCCTGTTGACGACGGCGGTGGGGTCATAACACTACCAGTTGTCACAATAGAGAGAACTGGAATAACGAAAGATCCAACTAGAAAAGGTGGCTTCCAAGCACATACTTTCTCAAATGATAAAAACGGTCGTGCAGGACGCCTTGTTATTGCAAAAAGAATCAAGCAAGATAAAACTAGAAATTTTGCTGTCGCATCCGGCACAAGAACAAACACTTCAGGAACAAGGCAAAAGTTTTTTCCAAGAGAAAATAGTAAAATTGTTGTTGAATTTCTATCAATACCAATCCCCATTTATGTTAATCTTGATTATAAAATTATTGTAAAAACAGAATACCAACAACAAATGAATGATCTCACCCAGCCATTTATGACAAGAACAGGGCAAATAAATTCTTTTGTTATGAGGCGCAATGGACATCTATATGAAGCATTTATTGACCAGGGCTTTAATCAAAGCAATAACGTGGCAAACCTTGGTGAAGATGAAAGGCAATTTACTAGCGAGATAAATATCAAGGTGCTGGGCTATCTCATAGGTGAAGGCAGCAGTGATGATCGGCCAATAGTGCGAAAAGACGAAAATGTTGTAGAAATTAGTTTTCCAAGAGAAACTGTTGTTCCAGCAGGAAACGACAACTTTTTTATTGACTAAACACTTCCTGAAGTCCTTTGCGAAAACACGCAACTATTTAAGATGTGATTAGCAATGCTTTAGAGCATATTTACTTAAAAGTGAGGATTAACTAATGCCCGTAAAAAACTTTAAATTCGTCTCCCCTGGCGTCTTTATCAACGAAATTGATAACTCTTTCAGACCAAGAAGGGCCGAAACTATCGGACCTGTCGTCATTGGACGCGCAACTCGCGGTCTTGCAATGCAGCCTGTGACTGTTGAATCATATTCCGACTTTGTCACCAATTTTGGTGGAACAGTCCCAGGAAATGGTGGCGGAGATGTGTACCGTGATGGTAACTATCAGTCTCCAATGTATGGAACTTACGCGGCAAAAGCATTCTTGAATGCCAATGTTGCTCCACTTACTTTCGTGCGTCTACTCGGACAACAAACTACAAACTCTACTTCTGCTGGAAAAGCTGGCTGGAAAACAAATTCACAAATTGGCTCAACAGCAGCTACGAATGGTGGCGCTTACGGTCTATGGGTATTCAAGTCTGGTTCTGGAGGCGGCGAGGGTCTTGGTGGTGCCAACCTTGGAAATGGAATGCTTTCCGCTGTTTGGTATCTTGATAAAGGCAAGATATCTCTCTCAGGAAAGTTTTTTAATGGCCAAGGCGGAACAGCCGTAACATCTTCAGCGGGCGTTCTCGTAACAACTGATAATGACAAACTTTTCACAGTAGAAATTGCCAATGACTCTGGTGTTGTAACAGATAAAATTAAGTTTAATTTTGATGATTCAAAAGAGACCTTTATTCGTAAGCGCTTTAATACAAATCCACAGTTAATGTCAGATGGTACTTTCTATCCTGACTCCGCCGAAAAAGATTACTGGCTTGGCGAAACTTTTGAACAAGAGCTTCGTGATGGCGGTGTTGTCGCCGGAGAAGACCTAACCTCTGGAGAGGATTTGGTAGGAATTATTCTTGCACTAAGCGATGGTGCTTCTGCCAATGCTCCTTCAAATATGGAAGGGCAGGCATCTCGTGAGGCTAGAGCAGGATGGTTCATTGCGCAAGACCAGGGTGTTCCTAGTTCATTCAACCCAGCTACACAACAAAAGCTTTTCCAACTAGTTGGTAGAGGACACGGTGAATGGCTACATAAGAATGCAAAAGTTTCAATTGAAAAAATTCGTCAATCCAACAATTCCACAAGTGATTACGGAACATTCTCCATTGTTATCAGAAGCCTTCGGGACACCGATAATAATGTTCAAGTTTTGGAAAGATTCGATAATTTAACTTTAAACCCTGCTGCCCCCGACTACGTTGCACGTAGAATAGGTGATAGATTTTATAGCTGGAATGAAAATGAAAAAAGACTAAGAGAATACGGAGATTATCCAAATCAATCAAAATACATTTATGTGGTCATGAATGAAGACGCTGATGCCGGCGCCACTGACCCTGTATTGCTGCCATTCGGATACTATGGTCCGCCAAAATTCAAAAATACCGCTCAATTAAATTCAGGACTAACCTCTTATGGAACTGATATATACATTAGTGGTAAAGCGGGCGTCATTCCAGACGCTGGCACTGGTGTTTTTGGACCCGCACCAACATCCTCTATGAATGTCACTGGCACCCTATTGTTCCCATCTGTTAGACTTAGACAGTCTGCCTCAGATGGCGGCTTGGCAAACCCAACAGACGCTTATTTTGGATTTGCGGTAACTAGAGATAACGCTTCCACAAGAGCAGATGCTTCCGTTGTAGATCCACACAGACTTTGGAACACTTCGTGGCCTGAAAACAATAGTGCTTTCTCCTCAGATGGCGGTATTGACGGATTCTCATATATCTTTACTCTAGATGATGTAAGAAGCACTGGGGGGAGCGCACCATCGTATTTCTACGAATCTGGCTCTCGCACTGCTGGACTCTCAATATCTTCTGGATCTTACGCTGATTTGTTGGATGCAGGATACGATCGATTCTCAGCACCATTCTGGGGCGGTTTCGATGGGTTTGATATCACGAAGCCTGACCCGCTTTTCAATGAAGGCATTACAGTTGGCGCAAATGAAGACACTAGCTACATTGTTCACACATATCGTCGTGCCATTGATACCGTGTCCGATCCAGAGTTCATAAACATGAATCTCTTGACTGTCCCTGGTCTCACCAACGAAGGACTCACAACTCATATGATTAACGTTTGTGAGGATCGCGCCGACGCTATGGCCCTCATTGACTTACCAGATGTTTACAGACCCGCTCATGAGCAGTATTACTCTGATAGGAAAGAGCGCATCGGGACAACTCCAAATGCAGCCTCAACTGCTCTTCGCAACAGAAAGCTTGATTCTTCTTACGGGGCAACTTTCTATCCATGGGTTCAGACCCGCGACGGAAACAGTGGACAGCTTGTGTGGATTCCGCCCACTGTTGCAATGATGGGCGTTCTTGCAAGTTCTGAAAGAGCTTCACAGATTTGGTTTGCACCCGCAGGTTTCAATCGTGGCGGCATGTCAGATGGCGCAGCCGGAATTCCAATCGTGAATGTCACCGAGCGCCTCACCTCTAAGCAGCGCGATACTCTATATGAGTCAAGAATTAACCCGATTGCTAGCTTCCCAAGCACAGGAATTGTGGTATTCGGACAAAAGACTCTGCAAGAGCGTCCATCTGCCCTTGATAGAATTAACGTTCGTCGTCTGGTAATCTACTTGAAGAAGCAGATTTCTATTCTTTCAACACAAGTTCTATTCGAGCAGAACGTACAAGCAACTTGGGATCGTTTCAAGTCACTTATTGAGCCATTCCTTGCCAATGTCAAGACCGATCTTGGTATTACCGACTATCGACTAATTCTTGATGAAACCACTACAACTCCCGACCTTGTCGATCAGAACGTTCTATACGCAAAGATCATGGTCAAGCCAGCACGCGCCATCGAATTCATCGCAATTGACTTCGTAATCGCATCCTCTGGTGCATCTTTTGATGACTGATAAATTGGGGGCTTTTGCCCCCACCCACTACTTACTTATGAATAACAGGAGAACCTAACAAATGCCATTCTGGTCAACCGATTTCGG